AACAACCCAACTAGAGCAAAAATATATACAGAAAATTATGATGGTAATTTTGGGCTTTGGGATAGCGCTTCTACCCAACAAGTAAAAATTTCTTCTGATGGAAATTCATATCTTAACGGAGGCAATGTCGGGATTGGTGAAACATCAGTAGATGCAAAATTACACTTAACAGCGGCAAGCGCAGGTTTAATTAATCAAAAGTTTGAAAGTGCTGGATCAGCCGCGTGGAGATTAGGTATCCCAGCATCACAAACATACTTTGCATTTGACAATGCTAATGACAACTTATCCGCGCCTAAAGTTGTTATCAATTCAAGTGGCAACGTAGGGATAGGGACTACGAGTCCTTCTCATGACTTAACCATAAATTCAGCAACAGGCGGTCAATTACAATTTCAGTATAATACATTAAGTCATTTAAGAATTGAAGCTGATTCTGGAGGAGGTTCTTATTACGCTGCTGCAGGATTTTACCATAGATTTATTACTTCAGGAGTAGAACGAATGCGCATCACCTCTGCAGGCAACGTAGGGATTGGGACGACTAGTCCAGGGGCTAAGCTTGTTGTAACTGATAATAGTAACGGTCAAAACGAAACGTTTAAAGTAAACCATACTAGAAGTAATTCTGACGTAGCAACAAGAGCTATTAATGTAGATATGAATTTATCTGGTGCTGACACCACTACGGCTGACAGAACTAACTATGGTATTTTTGTAGATTTAGATTCTTCCGCGGATGGAGATGCTAGCAATGAACATAGAATTTATGGTGTAGGCGCTGACGTTAGATTTACAGGTTTTTCAGATCTAGCCCGTGGGGCTTATTTTTATGCTGAGTCAAATAATAATACAGAAAAAACAGCACAATTAGCAGGTGTTTATGGTTCCGCCACCCACGATTCTAGCACTACAAGCGGTGGTGTTAGCAACATGTATGGTGTATATGGAATTTCATCAATTCAAGATTTAGGTGATGTAGATAATTCTTTTGGAGGGTATTTTTCAGTATATATAGGATCTGCTAGAGGTAATGCAGATGTTGGTGTTACAAAGGCTGTTGAAGGAGAAATAACAATAGACAAAGCTAGTACTATAAATTACGGGGAAATGATGGCTGTTTCAAGTATCATTGACAATAACGAAGGTACTATACCTAATTTTGGTAACCAATATTTATTTAAAGGTGATTACCAAGGAACAAAAGGCAGTAACGCTTATGGTATATATACAGAAGGTGATAAACATTACTTTGATGGAAACGTTGGGATCGGGACGACTAGTCCTACGGCGAAGTTACATATTTCATCAGCTGAATCTGATCCTGGCGATCTTATGTTTTTGCATAATAGCACCAATGCCTCTGGCGCTACTATAAAATTTACTGATACTGCTGCAGGAACTAGCCAGTTTGGAAGAATAACATACAAGCATGCTGATTCTCAATCACAAGGCGGCGGTGCTTCTTTTCATTTTACCGCTGAACCAGATACGGTTTTAGTTGTAGGTGATAACACTAACAAAGGTAGAATAGCTGTGTCTAGCGCAGGTAATGTTAGTGAAGTTGATTACGGATTTAAAGATGATGTTAATACTGGTCTTTATAGAGCGGCAGGAGATACTATTGGTTTAGTCACAGCAGGCTCAGAACGAATGCGCATCACCTCTGCAGGCAACGTCGGTATCGGGACTACTAGCCCTGGTAAAAAGCTACATATTGTTGATTCTGGAAATGAGGTAGCTTATTTTCAAGGAACAGGAAATAGTTCTTGGATTGATATTAAAGGCGCAGCATCAGAGCTTTGGTCTGTAGGCGTTACATCTATTGGATACGGTATCTACAACAGAACGGACAATTCATACCGATTCAATATTGATAACGCAGGCAACGTCGGGATTGGAACAACTAGTCCTGATGCTAAATTAAATATTACAGCAGGAGATAATGGGGCTGCTCTTTTATTAGAAGCAGAAAACTCCAATAACCTTTGGAAAAATATTACTTTTAAAACTTATGTTACAGAGTCGCAAGCGGCGAATTTTTCAGCTAGCTCGCATATTTATACTACATCTCCTAGCGGAGCAACAACATGGCCTTTTACTGAATACGGCGCTTTAGTTATTGAAGGGAGAGATAACCTAAATGGCGGCATCGCTTTAAGAACAGGTAGTGGTAGTGGTCAAATTACAAGAATAGCTATAAGAGAAAGCGGCAACGTAGGAATCGGTACTACTAGTCCTACGGAAGCATTAATGGTAGAGGGTTGGATTAGAGTGGCTAACAACACAGGTATTAAGTTTAATACATCTGCTTCAAGCGGTGATCCAACATTAAATATAGATAGCTCTGCTCATTGGAACTTTTTAAACACTGTTGGAAATAATTTATTAAAAATAGACAACGGCGGCAACGTTGGGATTGGGACAACTAGTCCTCAATCTAAGCTGCATGTATCTAAAAACGGTAATGCTAACGGTGGTAGTATTTTAATGGGTGAAGGCGGTAGCGGTACAAATAAATGGTCTTATTTAGCGGGTACTCATTATAACCAAGCTACAGGAAGTGGTAACGGTACTGGGTCAGCAGGTATGGCTATAATAGGTGGCTTGGCTACAAATACATATAATAAAGTTTATATTGGAGGTGGACCATATGAAATAAATGCTGCTACTCAAATAGACTTTTGGACGCATTCTAGCACGTTATCTACTCAAGGTGGAACTAGAAGAGGTTATGTAGATAATGGTGGTAACTGGTTTTTAGCAGATACTTTATGGGTTGATAATACTAATAGTAACGTTGGGATTGGGACAAGTACTCCTACTCAAAAACTTCACGTAACAGGTAACGCCAGAGTTACCGGAGCTTACTACGATTCAAACAACTCGCCAGGAACATCAGGCCAAGTCCTAAGTTCTACTGCCACAGGAACGGACTGGATTGACGCTGGTGGCGGAGGAAATTATACTATAAGTGTAATTAATTCTAATACAATAGGTCAAAAAAATTATTTATACGTTTTAATAGGTGGATCTACTATAACACTTACAATGCCATCTAGTCCTTCGTCTGGAGATAGCATCAAAGTGGTGAACTTAACAACCGTAACAACCTGCGTGATAGCTCAAGGTGGTAGTCCTATAATGGCAGTTAGCCAAGACATGATACTAGATAATAACAAAGCTAATTTTGAATTAGTTTATACTGATACAACTCGTGGTTGGGTGGTAGTTGGCGCAACAGGTGAGATATAAAATAAATATTTAAATAAATATAAATGAGTAATTATACAGATTTTTTTCCATTAGCCGGTGGCGGTGGTGGTGGTGGTGGTTCTGAAATAACAGATCCTACAAAGCTACCTTTAGTAATGACACAAAACAGAGTATATCGTAGTGAAACTCCTAACAACGCGTTCTTTTCTTTGGCCAATGCTGGAGTAGGCGATATTAGTAGTAGTAACGCGCTGAATGCCCCAGGCACCCCACTTTTAACTACAGCCGCACAATATTCAACTACAAATGCTACTGTAAATGTAACTAACGCAACAGAGGCTACAATTTTAAACGTAACGGGTTCTGGATATTTGTGTAATGTTGTTAGCGCGGTAACCAACTCGGCAGGTTTTGGAACAGATGGTACACTTACCTTAACTATTATAGTTGACGGCACAACATATACGTTTTCTGCAAATCCAAATTCAAACACCTACACGGATAATTATTATACTAGATTATTATGGGGTTTTCATTCTAAAGGAAACGCTGTAGACTATACTTCGACTGGTAATGCTCCTTATCAAGGAAGCACCGGCTATGCCACAGTAGGCATGATGGGATTTGGTGATGATCGGCCACTTCACGTTTCTTCTTCGTTACCCCCAGTAAGTAAAGTTAGTCCAAGTAGCTATAATAATATTTACTGTTTAAGAGTGTTTGGCCCGGTGGAGTTTAAAAACTTTAATTTACCTAAATTAAGATTTGAAACCAGTTTAGTTGTTAAAACCCAAACAAACAATCTTTACACGGCTAGTGCTAATTATACAAGAGCTGGCGCTAGTTATTATTTAGATTCATTCGTAATGTAAAAAAAAAGATATGCAAATAGAAAATTTAACAAATCCAAACCAAGAACCCGTAGATGGAGATTTAATTAGATATATTTACGATAGTGGAGATGTAGTAGAAAAACATTTTGTTGAAGAAACTGTTTTAACTGAAGAAGAAAAACTACAAGAAAAAATTATTAAAGAAAAATCTTGGAGAAATGAAGAATTAAATAAAACAGATTTTATAGTTCCACTAACAGATTACCCACAACACGCGGAGTATTTTACATACAGACAAGAATTAAGAGATTACCCACAACAAGCTGACTTTCCTAACGGAAGTAGACCTATAAAACCTTAAAAAATAAATAACAACAAAATAAATAACAACAAAATAAATAAAAATGGCAACAACATATAATTGGAATTGTAAAACAGTAGATGTACACCCAACAGAAGCAGATCACACAGATGTAGTATATAATGTACACTGGATAGTAACAGGTGTTTCAGATGAGCTCGATCCAGAAGGAAATGCATATCAATCAACTAGTATTGGCACGCAAGTCGTACCTTTAGATCCTGAAAGTCAATTTATTCCTTTTGACGAACTAACAAACGAAATAGTAGTTGAATGGACTAAAGAAGCTATGGGCGAAGAGCAAGTAACTTCTATAGAAGATGGTATACAACAAGCTATTGATTTAGAAATAAATCCAACTTCTATAACTATGACAATAGGAGATTAAGTAAAAATCACTAAAACCAAGTGAGTATATAGAATATACCCAGCCAGGGAAATGGCAAACCAAATAGTAATTTAAAACCAAAACCAATGACACTATTTTACCAGACTCAATCGTGGAGTAGTCAACCACAAATAAGTGAAGAAACCATTAGCCTTTGGAAGCACGTCTCTGAAAAAAAACACTGGCGTATAGTACAATTGCCTAATGGTTTCTACCAAACAGAATACCTAGATCCAAAAAAAGAAGATTCTTGGATCGACGTAACGAGACGCGAAACCCTCGAAGGAGCTGAGCAAGCAATAGACGCATCAATAGCGCACTATGAAAAAAAGCTTGGCTACTTACGCGGACCACAAGTCGTTAAGACGTTTGAATAAATAAAATAATATAATCTAATTAAATCAAATAAATGTCAGACGCTATAGTTAAAAACCTTAACTTTGGTAGCGAAGCCCGCGCCAATGTATTTAAAGGTATTGATAAATTGACACAAGCTGTTAGCTCCACGCTCGGAGCTAGCGGCAAATGTGTTATACTGGAAGATAACACCGGTCAACCAGTAATAACAAAAGACGGTGTAACAGTTGCAAACTCTATAATACTTAGAGACCCAGTAGAAAATATGGGTGCTACGCTTTTAAAGGAAGCTGCTAGAAAAACCGTCAAAGAAGCTGGCGATGGAACAACAACGGCTACGGTACTAGCGCACTCAATATTAACAGAAGCTTACGAAATACTAGACAATGAAGGTTCTAGGGAAATGAAGCTTGGTATTAACAAAGCCGTTGATAAAGTAATAAAACACTTAGAAGACAACTCTGTTGAGGTTTCTGGTAATATGATAGATCAAGTTGCAACAATATCTACAAACAACGACTATGAGCTAGGTAAAATTATAGCTGATGCTTTTAGAGGTGTAGATGAAACTGGTATTGTTACAATGGAGCAAACAGCTGAAAGCGATACAAGGGTAGAAATAGTTGATGGTGTTGAATACGAAAAAGGTTTAACTAACATGGCGTTTGTCACTAGTAAATCTTCTAAAACAGCAGAACTAGAAAACCCTCTTATACTTCTTGTAGAATCACCAATTGAAAGTATTAGAAAAATACAAAGCGTACTTGAGTACGTTATTAAATCTAATAAAGCTTTGCTTATTATAGCCGACTGTGAACAAGCGGTTATATCAGCACTAGCGATGAATAAAACAAAGGGTAATATAAAAGTAAACGTTATTAACGCACCTACATATGGTGTTAATAAAAAAGATACACTAAATGATTTAGCTTTGCTAACTGGAGCTACTGTTATAAATGAAGATCTTGGTGATGACGTTGATTTAATTACACCTGATATGTTAGGTACTTGTATTAAAAGTGTAACTAGTCAAAATGATACTATACTACAAGTAACTAAAGATAACGAAGAGGTTGATAACCTTATAAAAGAAATTAAAGATCGCATAGCAAATACAAAAAATGCTGGTGCTATAATTAAGTTAGAAAAAAGACTATCAAGACTTTCTGCAAAAGTAGCTATTGTTAAAGTAGGTGCTAATTCAGAAATTGAGTTAAAAGAAAAGACAGACAGAGTTGAAGACGCTGTTTGCGCTACTAAAGCCGCTATTAAAGAAGGTATAGTACCTGGTGGTGGTATAGCTTTACTCAACGCTTCGCTAAAGATTAAACCTAAAAGTAAAAGCGAGGAAGTACTTTTGAAAGCCATACAAGCTCCGTTTAAAACTATATTAAAAAACGCCGGCATTGAAACGTATGAAATGCCTAAGGTAAAAGGCAAAGGATTAGATGTGGTTACAGGAAATATGGTAAATATGATTAAGTCAGGTATTATCGATCCTTTGCTAGTTACCAAGTCTGCGCTTAGAAACGCAGCGTCAGTAGCTACCACTATTCTTTCAACAGATTGTGTAATCAATAATTTAAGGATAGATGAAGGCGGTAGGTAATAACTTAATTATAAAAATAGAAAAAGAAGTGTCCACTAAAACAAAAGGTGGACTGCTTCTTGCTGAAAGCCATAGAGAAGATATACGTTACAGAAAAGCTGAAGTATTAAATACTGGTGATGAAATTGTAGGTATTAAAGATGGTGATAAAATATATTTCGATCGCCACGCTGGTCATGGCATAGAAATAAATAAAGAAAAGTTTCACGTTATAAAACTACAAGACGTTGTTGTAATACTATGAGGCGAAGACTAGAAGCTAGTGATATTAAAGATTTAAATATTTTAAAACACTATCGGATAATTCGCAAATGGGCTTGTAGAAATAACGGTTTAAACGATGCAGAGCTAGAGTTATTAATTTATTTAGACTGTATGGACCATTTCAGTAAAAAAGATTTTGAAATGGGTTGTTACTCATTTAGCTGGGACAACAGAAGATGGAATAGGCTTTTGAAAGAAGGTTGGATAGTAGTATGGCGTGAAAGAAACAGGACGACGCAGAAGTATAACATATACAAAGTTTCGTTTAAATGTAAAAGGCTAATCAACACTATGTATAAGATTATGGTTGGCGAGGAAGATATTCCAATAAGTGAAAGACGAAACAAAATAATGCGCGGGCAAACGTATACTGATAAAGTATTAATAACATCTGTGTATAATGTAAACAAAGATAAAAATAGATAACTATGGCTTATAAAAGTCCTTTAAACAATTTACCGGTTTTTAAAACTCAAAAGTTTGAACGAGAGTATGGTAAACCAGTTGTAGCGCCAGAGGTAAACATACCGCAAAAACAATTTAGTGTTGGTGATTTTACTGATCAAATAGGTGGTGCTAGTAAAGATAAAGATTCTACTAGAGATATTAATCCAGCTAAAGCTGCTAGGCTAAAAGGTAGACAAGCGCGTAAACAAGTTCGTCAAGAAGCAAGAGCTAAACGTATAGAAAAAAGACAAGATAAAAAAACTGTCAAAGCTATGCAGCGTCAAGATAAAAAAAATGTTAAAGCTGGTATAGCTCAAGATTTTCAAAAAAGTTTACCAAAACCATCTGGTGTAGCAGAAACTCCTAAAGCAAAAATTTCTGGGGAAATGCTAACAGGTTTTGTACCATCATCTGGTGGTGCTTCTAGCATTACACCAAAACCAAAAATTACTGGCGCTCTTGGATCTGATCTTAGAAAAAAACAATACGACGATGCTGGTTTTAAATACGATGATACTATCAAAGGTTACAACAGAGATGGTAGTAAAATAGAAGTTCCAGCAATGAGAGGGCGTGGGAAATTTGGACCTATAGCAATGATTGACCCATCAACTGGTATGGAGATGACAGTGCAACCGCCTATGCCGGCTAATCAAATGGGTACAGCTAAACCTATGTTTAATCAAACAACTCAAAACGTAGCGCAACAAGTATATGGAGGTTTAGATCAAAGACAAATGTCTATGGGTCAGCAAGCGCCAGTATTTATGAAAAGCCCTTTAGAAGGTAATGAGTTTACAGGAGCTTTAGCAGAAGCAAAAGCATCTGGCGCTTCGACTTTTAAAGTAGGTGGAGAAACTTTTAACGTAAAATAAATAATTATGGATCATAATATAAGTAAATTACTAGGTAAACCTACGCTAGAAGGTCAGGTAGGAGAATCACACGTTTGGGACGGGCCGCTAGATACAACTGGTTTTCCAATGGGTAAAGGCAGTAGCTCTGGCATCGCGGGTATGCAAGTAAAAAAATACCCTTGCGAATATAAAGCTGGACCTATAACCCAACGGGCTAAAGGATTTTAAGATGAGTCTTAACGATTTAAAATTATACGCTATTAACACAACCACACTTGGTGTAACTACTTTTGCACAAATAGAAATGAGTTTAAAAGTATTACTTTTGATAGTAACTATTGGTTACACCTTGTCTAAATGGATGCAGCTTAAAAATAAAAAATAATGTTTAAGTATTTTACTTACGAAGAGTTCGATTCGCCTGACGTACAAGGTAGCGGGCAGATGATGAGTAAAAAGCTTATAAGCATATTAGATAGCATAAGAGAAGAGCTAGGCACACCTTTACGTATAACATCTGGTTACCGAACGCCTTCACATAACGAAGCCGTAGGTGGAACAAGTAAGTCATCTCATTTAAAAGGACTTGCTGTAGATATAGCTTGCAGCAAAAGTAAAGAACGTTTCTCTTTAATTAGAGAATTATTAGAACACGGTGTAGACCGTATAGGTATTGGTGATACTTTTATTCACGCTGATATAGATGATGATAAATCACCTAATGTAATTTGGACATATGGCAACTGATAAAAAAACACTTAAGTGTAATAAACCTCGGCGTACGCCAGATCATAAAACTAAATCACATATAGTTAAAGCTTGTTCTGCAGGTAAAGAAAAAATTATAAGGTTTGGTCAACAAGGTGTTAGCACTGCTGGTAAAAAAACAGATGCTAAGTCTAAAGCACGTAGAGCTAGTTTCAAAGCTCGTCACGCTAAGAACATTAAAAAAGGTAAAATGTCTGCTGCCTATTGGGCTGACAAAGTAAAATGGTAATTATGAATAAATATGTTAAGGATATGATGCATGAGAGAGAGTTAATCTACGATGCAAAAAAGGCAATACACAAAGAAGATAAAAAATACAAAGCTGCTGGTCAAATGAAAGGATCTGCGCTACAAATGGGACACAGCCCCATGCACAAGCATTGTACTTCTGCTTTGCGTTATAAAACTCCTATGAAAATGGAAAACGTAATTGATAGAGATGCTAAATCTTCTGGTAAAAACCAGTATAATAAATACGGAAAATAAATGAAATCAAAAGGTTTAGGAGACGATATAGCAAAGTTTACTAAAGCTACAGGTATTAAAACTGTAGTTGATAAACTTTCAGAAGGATTAAATATTCCTTGTGGTTGCTCTGCTAGACAAGCTTGGTTTAACGATAAAGTACCTTATAGTAAATAATATGGCTTTTAAATTGACACCACCGTTTTCAATAGATAATACTCCTATATATAGTGTAGATATGGAAGACGGTGTGTTAGGTAAAGCTAATAACAACGGTACGATTATTATAAATAAAGATGTACCGTGTGGTAAAATACAAGAAGTTATAAACCACGAAATGGTTCATATAGATCAAATGCGTAGAGGTGATCTTGACTATGACGATAAATATGTATACTGGAAAGGTAAAAAAATACCAAGATCTAATATGAACGAAGGGGCAAAAAATTTGCCTTGGGAAAAAGAAGCATACGATAAGGCATGAAAAAAATTCTTCAATTTATAACTGGAGGTCTCATAAAAGATATAGGTCAAATAATAGATGATCTAGTAACTACTGATGAAGAAAGACTCGCGGCTAAACATAAAATTGAAGAGCTGCTAGAGCAAGCAGACAAAGATGCTCAAGACCAGGTAACAGCAAGATGGGAGTCGGATATGAAGTCTGATTCCTTCTTGTCTAAAAATATAAGGCCAATGGTTCTTATATACCTTACCTTTATATTTTCTGTATTAGCATTTTTTGATGGTAACATAGGAGAGTTTTCAATAGCAGAAGATTATATACCTATATTCCAGTCGCTATTAATAACTGTGTACGGTGCTTATTTTGTGGGTCGTACGTGGGAAAAAGGTAAAAAAATAAGTAATAATAAGTAAAGTTAAATAACTTAAATTAAATTAAATGTCAAATTCAATTACAGCTGAAGAGCTTAAAACTATTAAAGAACAGCAAGCAGAACTAAATGTTGTTTTAAATCAGATAGGTCAATTAGAAGCAAATAAACATTCACTGCTTCATAAAATTGCTAGTATTAACGAAGGTATTGAAGATACTAAAAAACAACTAGAAGAAACATACGGAACTATCAGTATTGATTTAGAAGATGGTACGTACACTGAAATCAAAAAGGAAGAAGACGAAGGTGAAACAGCTGTAGTTAAAGCAGAAGACTAAAATGAATTCTGTTATAAGAAAAATCAGTATTGGTTCTGATTATAAAAACGATGCGATGCATTATTCAGTGGGTCAGCAGGTATATGGTGGTCACGAGATATCGCATATTTTATTTGAAGACCATGATAGTTCTTATAATATTCATATAAAGAAAAACAACGAGGTATTGCCATGGAAGAAATTTAATTCTAACATGGCTATATCTGTTGAGTATGATTTAGAATATTAATGAAAAGTGTATATGATTTTATCATAAAACCAGTTGGTAAAGTTTATGATAATTCTATAGATATAGATGGTAAAGAGCTTTTACTAAACACTAGTATTGAAAAACATAAGTTTGTAAATAACAAAGCTATTGTAGTTTCTATACCAATTGCTTTTGAAACACCTATAGAAGAAGGAGATGAAATTATAGTTCATCATAATATTTTTAGAAGGTATTATAATATGCAAGGTAAAGAAGTTAATAGCAGTAAGTTTTTTAAAAACGATCTTTACTTTTGTCAAATAGATCAAATATATTTATACAAAAAAATATACAAATGGCACGCGTTTGCTGATAGATGCTTTGCTATGCCGCTTGAAAATAATAACGATCTAGAACTAGATAAAGAGCAAAAGCTTATTGGTGTATTAAAATACGGTAATAAGTCCTTAGAAGCTAAAGGAATAAACGAGGGAGACACTGTAGGATTTACACCTAACAGTGAGTTTGAGTTTATCGTAAATGACCAGCGGCTTTATTGTATGAAATCAAATGATATTGTAATTAAATATGAGCACCGAGAAAACCAAGTTGAATATAATCCAAGCTGGGCAAAGAGCAGTTGAGGAATTAATCAAGGTAGCTAAAGAACCTATTGTAGATTCAGATGATGATATATCGGCTGATCGTTTAAAAAACGCAGCCGCAACAAAAAAGTTAGCTATATTCGACGCGTTTGAAATACTTAATCGTATCGAAGAAGAAAAGAATATGCTTGAAGACAAATCAGGTGATAGTAAGCAAAAATCCTTTAAGGGTTTTGCAGAAGGTAGATCTAAGTAATGTACAAGCAAACTTTATTTACTGTACTTACAGATCACGTAAAACCCCATGTGCTTAAAAGAAATAACAAAAGTAAAAAGTGGGAGTACGGTTATAACAAAGAACACGATATAGTTGTTATAAGTAAAACCGGTCAAATAGGTGAAATATACGAAATACAAAACCTTAAAATAGCATTACCACCTTTTAAAGGTAAACTAAATAAGGATAAAGACAAATGGTCTAGAGAAGAATATCCTAAAGAATTAAATAAAATAAAAAGTGTGTTTGATTGGAATAAATATCCGGAGCACTTTAAAGAAAGATGGTATGATTATATTGATGAACAATTTAAACGTCGTAACGAAGGTCACTGGTTCAATAATAAAGGTACTGCTACTTATCTTACTGGCACTCACTACATGTACTTGCAGTGGTCTAAAATTGACGTTGGGGCAGCAGACTTTAGGGAGTCAAACAGATTATTCTTTATATTCTGGGAAGCTTGTAAGGCAGACCAAAGATGTTATGGTATGTGTTACCTCAAAAACAGAAGGTCTGGTTTTTCATTCATGGCATCAGGTGAAACAGTCAACCTCGCTACGATATCAAGCGATGCAAGATTTGGTATATTATCAAAGTCAGGGGCTGATGCTAAAAAAATGTTCACCGACAAAGTCGTACCGATCTCTATCAACTATCCGTTCTTCTTTCGACCCATACAAGACGGTATGGACCGACCAAAAACGGAACTTGCTTATAGAG